GATGAGAGATTGATACCTACTTTTTTAAGTTCATCTTCTTTCTTATCACCGGTGCTCATGGTAGTTTCATCACCGGTTAATTCTTTGATTATCTTTTTCTTTGGGTCACGACTATATTTTACACCTGTTGTGACCATAGACCTATCTAAACCACGACTAAAATTTTCACCACTTGATGCCATGGAAAGACCAGGCTCAATGCCACCATCAATTTCATTTATTTGTTTTTGACGGGTGCGGATTTCGGTGAGCGTGATTTTTTTGCGGGAACCGGTTTCTTCGTAGAAACTTCTTCCATTTTCACCACTGGTTCCGGTGTTGGTTCTGGTTGAACTTCCACTTTGGGAGATTCTTCCGATTTCGTTTTCATTTTTAAAAAATTGACTAGTGCTTTTAACATCTTCGTTCTCCTTTATTTTAACAACATAACCTTTTTCTGCTCTATGAACCACACCATTGTGTGTATGTGCTTCTTTAGCAGCGTTTCTGCGAATCATAAATGTTCTTACTTTACCATTATTATCTTTCATCAATTTACTAGGATGTAAATCAACTTTAGATTCTTCATTTAAGAACAATTCAAACTCTTCGTTAACTTTTTTAACTTTTTCAATTGTTTTTGTTTGTGGAACTTGAACAACCGTTTGTGCTCGTTTTTCAACTTCATTAGCTACTAATGAACCATGTACCACATGATGTGTAATAACTCCGCCTTTGCCCCAGCGGCCAAAACCAAAATAAGTTAGACCTAATTGTCTTGCTTGCTCTGTTGCTTTAGAATCTTTATTAGAAGGGTGCATCGTTTCAGGTGCGACTGATTTAGTTGGCAAAGTATCTTTATTACCTAACTGTGAAGCAACCCATTCTTTAGCTATATCATTCTTTGGTGGTTTTGAAATAAACTTTTGAAAGTTTTTAAAATGAGTTGTCATCTCATTTTTTTTACCCTTAACTACATCAGGATGTGCTGAACGTAAATCTTCTGAGTTATCAAATTCAACATAGTTATCTTTAAACAACTCTGCAAGTTTTGGTCTTGCTTTTTGAGCGGCATCCCATTTCTCTTTGCGCTTATCTTCTGGTACTGTGCGACCACCACGCTGGCCACGCTCTACATTCCTTGTTTTTGATACTTCATCTGCGGTATTAACCATGAGCATAGAAGTTTCATAACCAAGAGCTTCTAATTTTTCTTTGATGCGTTTGATTTTATCAAAGTCATCACCTGTACCATTAATGACAAGACCATTACGACCTTGTAGAGCCAAACGCTGACGGAGTTCTGTCATACTCTTGGCTTTATCACGAACAGCATTCCTTTGTTCTTCTTCATTATCAGGCATTCTCTTGTCAAGTTTCTCTTTATCTAAGAGGTACTCAAATGCTTTATCTGAATTGATTTCGGTCATTCCATGACCTGCAAGTGTATTGTCAAGCACATAGTCTTTACCAGAACCAGGACCACCTGCTAAGAATACTGCTTTGAAAATACCTTTATCGTGTACACCTTCATATAAAATTTCTTCAAACAAAACATCAAGTTCTGTTTCTTCTTTTACTTGCATACCTTTACGAACATCACTAAACATTTCTTTTGCGTGATGTTCAGGTACATGTGATGGCACACCTTTTTTAAATTCTTTAAAATTACCAGAAGAAGCATGACTTCGCATTTTAGATGCAGACATACCGGCAGTACCTTCGGCATCAGGATCTCTTTGACCTGCACTATGAACTGTTATTTTTTTGAAGTTGTATAATTTACCTTCACCAGTACCGTTATACTGTGCAAGTTTCTTTTTGTATTCTGGAACACGGTCTGAACCTGCAACCATGTGTAAATGTGTTACACCTTTTTTGTGTAATTCGGCTGCATGAGATAGGAATGTAGGTGATTCTTTACTAGACGTAGAAATATTAGTCTTTGGGAAGAATCGTTTTGCGTGTTTGACTTTATCAGCAGAGGATAAAGGATTCTTGTCCTTATCTTGTGTGTGTGATAGGACTACGCTGTGAGTTGCGCCATGTTCTTTGGCAACATCTTTGACTTTGTTTACAAGAACTTCATGTCCTGTAGTTGGAGGCGACATGCGGCCAAATGCCATGACATGGTGAACCTCTTTATTTTCACTAATAAATTCTCTAAATTTCATTCTCCGCCTCTACAGCAGTTAGTTAATGTTCTATTTAGTTATTTATCAAGTTTAGGATTCTATCTACAGAACTCTTAGATGTATGATTATGAACGGAATATTCGTATGCATTATCAAGTTTTTCTTCAGAAGGTCGTTTAAAATTAACCAAATAGTCTGATAATTCTGCATCCGTAGTGTATGTGTGACCGAACTCTTTCATCATTGTCGCACCTGCAATATCTCTTGCAACCCATGGAGTATGATTTAACATAGATTCCACAAGGACAAGGCCAAAACCTTCTTCAAATGAGTGCATAATATACAGGTCTGCTTCTCGCATTGCAGCAGAAACATCTGATTTATCTTCTAACATTAAAGGTTTCACAAACTCAGATTCTTGTGGCATCAATCCGTGTCTGTTATCATATCCAGTCAAAACTAATGTTGTATCAGGAATGTTTAGTTTATTAAACACTTCTACTAACTCAGGCATTGCTTTGTTTGGCCAATAACCACCACAAGTTAAAAACATATTCTTTGTTTTGATTCCATATTTCTCACGGAAACCTGATAATCCGATTGCGTTTGCTTCATTCAAACTTAGGTTGATAGCAACACATCGTTGTGACAGACCATCATAAAATACTTGGCCATCATGTCGCTTTATATGTTCCCAATCTTGTGGTGTGCCACATCCAATCCATTTCGCATCTCTAAGTCCTTGCATACACACAGAACTTTCTGATGGTTTGATTAGAAGATATAAAACTGGATAAGGCAGTTGTCTAATGTTTGAAAGAACTAAGTTTTGAATACCAACATCACCACCATGAACTACAACTAAGTCCCATGGATAATTGAAAATGGCAGTATCACTTGTTACATGAACTCCGTTCCAATCACCTTGGTGTTCACCTGTAAATACGGCAACTTGATGACCTCTACTTAGAGTTTCTTCTGCCAAATCTCTGGTGTGATTCTCTGAACCACCAGGAAATGGTGCGTATCTATGGACTACAAATAATACTTTTTTCATTTACTCAATCTTTTCATATCAGCATCAACCATCATCGTAACTAATTCTTCAAATGAAGTCTTGGTCTCCCATCCTAAAACTTCTTTTGCTTTAGTATTATCGCCACGCAAGGTGTGTAATTCTGCTGGGCGTTTGTAACGTGGGTCACTTGCAACATGTTTCTGCCAATCTGTAATACCAACATGTTTAAATGCCAAATCTAAGAATTCAAAAATTGTATGACATTCGTTTGTTGATACAACATAATCACCAGGTTCTTTTTGTTGTAACATTGACCACATTGCTTCAACATAGTCACCTGCAAATCCCCAATCTCTTTTTGAATCCAGATTACCAAGTGTAATCTTATCTTGTAGACCTAACTTGATTTTCGCAACACCATCGGTAATCTTCCTTGTGACGAATTCTTTTCCACGAATTGGAGACTCATGGTTAAACAGAATACCATTAGAAGCATGAAGACTATAACTCTCACGGAAGTTTACTGTAATCCAATACGCATAGAGTTTTGCAACACCATACGGACTTCTTGGGTGAAAGGGAGTTTTCTCATTTTGAAAATTGTCATTTGCATTTCCATACATCTCACTTGTGCTTGCTTGATAAAACTTTGTTTCTGAATTGTGTAGTCTTATTGCATTGAGGATATTTAGAGGTCCAATTGCATTAACTTCAGTTGTTAATTTGTTTAATTCCCAACTTGAACCTACAAAACTCTGTGCTGCCAAGTTATAGAACTCATCTGGCTTAATTGACTTGACCAAATGACTCATATTGTTCTCATCGGTGATATCACCAGTGATTAATTCAATATCATTTTGAATGTTAAGATAGTTAATATTCTCCAAGTTAGGATTAGAATATCGTTTCATCAAACCATATACATGATAACCTTTATCAATCAGGAGTTTGGCAAGATAAGGTCCATCTTGACCTGTGATGCCTGTTACAAATGCTTTCTTTTTCATAATTTATCCTTTTTCACATATCATTTTAAGAACGGCATCTCTTGCAGGCTCTGGATTACGCATATCTGGTACCCTTTTGCAATTTACAAACCCATTCTTTTCTAACAATTCTTTTAATGATTCAGTATCAAAGGCATTAACGTGACCCATACCTGCCATTTTGTATTCATCTTTGGTGTGAAATCCACCAAACAAATATGCCATCGCATTTTTCCAATCACTACTAGATTGATTCAACCAATCAACATTGGCCTTTTCTTTCCAGTCACCTTTAACAACTCTTTCAAAAATCCATCGTGCATCAGGTACAACAACTTCAAAAATTGCACCTTTCTTTAAAATACGATTTACATCTGTTAAAACACGGTCAATATCAAAAATGTAAATGTGTTCAATTACATCACCCATGTATGCCTTCTCAAAGGTATCATTCTCAAATGGATAAGGTGTTTCTAACAAGTCGTGAATACAATTAACATTAGGCCATGGATGT